CCTTTCTCAACTTCTCTTCTTCAGCAGCAGGAGACTTTGCCTTTTCAATCATCTGGAGTAATCCAGTCTTAATAACAAGCCTATCTTGTGCAATCAAACTATCATGAAGTCTGATATTACCTTTATCATGATCATACTTATTCACCCATGCTTCACTTACATTCTTACATCTACGATATTCAGCAAATGATTCAACAGCAGTTCTTGCTGCTTTCTGTTTGACGTGAGAAATAACAGTAGCAAATGATTCTTGCAATCTCTCAATCTTTTCTCTTCTTCCAGGAATACTAGAGGGAACGAAAAGTGCCTTAAGCAGTGACTCAACCATAGTAACAGTCAATCCCTCAAGAAAAAGACCTTCTAGAATCTCTTCTGCTACTTCAACCAAATCGGATTCTGTGAGTTGAGTAAGCCTCATCTCACTAATTTGATCACGATTAGAATCCAATTGATTCTTAATCTCTGTACTATGCACAGCAGTATAGGCTTGCATAATACTACGCATTTCTTCAGGTTTCATTTGTATACCGATAGGCTTTATCTCCTTATATTTATGTTCTTCTTATCCTAGAGATCTCCCTCTTTTCTATTCTCGGAAAAATGAACATCAAACTCACCACCTGGATAACGTGCTTTAAGCTTCTCCACATTCATTTCAATAACCTCATCAAAAGTAGTACCCAATGCCATACATGCCTGAGCAAGATACCAACAAATGTCTCCCAACTCTCTCTTCATATGAAAGACATTTTTATCATTAACTGGTTTACCTTGAAAGACTATCTTCTTTACTACCTCAGTAAACTCTCCACCCTCAGCGCAAATACCAAGAGCTGCAGTCAACAAACGTTGAACTTCAATCTCTTTAGTTAATTCAAATACTCGCGCATCAAAGGAAGCATACTCTCTAGATTCAACACTAGTTACTGTATCAACAAATTTAGTATACTTTTGATAATCAACTGTCATCCTTTAGTATCCCTTACTCATTATAGTTTATCAAAAAAAGTTACAATGGTCAACCTAGAGTCATTCACTGCTTTTCCAAAATATTTTTGTGCTCTATGAAGTAAACGTGAATCAAATAAAACAAATCTATTAAATTTGTTAGGAATTTGTGCCATCGAAATAATTGATGAATTTAATTTATTACTTACCCACTTATATCGATACTTCTTTAAAATATTTTGAGGATCATTGATAAAAGAATTCTCTATTTCTTTATAATTTTTCCACCATTTATCATCAAAAGGATCACTGGGATCATAATCACATACTTCAGTTCCTGAATTCTCTGGAACATCTACAGATAAAAAAAGTATAGAAGTATAAGTACTTTCTAAATCCCTATGAAAATTTCCTTTTATAAAATCTTTTGTTATAAACTGAAAAGATGCATTATCTATTTTTAAACTTTGACCAGTAAGATCCTGCGCTTGTGAAAGAAGATGATTATTAATATAATCAAAACCAGGAGCAGCAAGTTTATCATAAACAATATACTTCCTATATCCAGGCCATCTATGAATCCCATCTGTTGACCATCCAGAAGGTTTATATTCTTGTTTTAATGCGATCTTTCTAACAGAAAAGGGATCCTTAAAAAAACTATCTTTAACGAACAGCACTTTGCTTTACTACTTCAGTAGACTTATGCAATTGTTCTAATGCAGCTAAAAGCTCAGGAGTTTCTTCCCACTCCCATTCTTCTTTATGCCCTTTCTTATTAATTTTTTCGAATTTCTTTTTTGTCATATTCAAAACTTAAACCCATCAAATGATTTTTTAAAGGTTTTCTCTTGAGGAGTATACTCCTCTTCTTGTCCACTGTCAACAATATCTTCCTGAGCGCTTTGCTCACAATCATAGAGTCTCATCTTGGCACGATCAATTCCTACAACAAACCTCTTAAAAATTGTAGGATCATTATATCTATTCTTTAATTGCTTAACCATAATCTGATTCAACCCTTCCAAGTCTTCCGTGGAAATAAGGGCAAACATAAGGTCAGCAGTAGCAGGAAGACCAAAGGACTCACTTGTGTCTGTAAGCTCAACATCACTGCTAGCGAACCCAGAACGAGTAGTTTGAGTAGCCGAGACAATTGGAACGTTGGATTCCACCGCCAATCCTCTAAGTTCTTCAGCGATTGCTTTAATATACGAATAAGAATTGACTGAAAGGTTACCACGATACCTGGAGGATGCGCAAATATTAAGGTAGTCTATGAATATTATATCAGGTTTGAAGGATTTTTTCAGTGCCAACTCACTTAGTAACGATTTGAAATGTCCTGAGTGTGCTGATGCTGTAGGATATTCTTTAATAATCAAAGTCCCCTGAGTCTTCTTAGTAAGATTGGCGATTTTATTGTCATACATCACCTTGGGGAGATCTGCTATTTCTTGAATGTTGATGTTAAGGAGGTTGGCATCAATTCGCTCAGCAATTTTCTCCTCTGCCATTTCCATTGTAATGTATAAAACGTTCCGTCCTTGGAGCAAGACGGAGCTAGCCATATGGCACATGAATAAAGACTTTCCGACCCCCGTACCAGCAAGCGCGATATTAAGAGTTTTGTTAGGGAGCCCACCTTTCGTAATTTTATTAAAGTATTCCAGATCGAATTCAATTCTAGTCTCCTTCTTGTTGTACAGTTCGTAACGTTCGGCGTAGTCTATCAAGTAATCATGTCCTACATGATTATCAAAACTCACTGCAAGAGCATCTGAGAGGATACTAGGAATAGCATCTGGAGTTTTCTTTTCGCTATTTCCGTCAGCGATAGAAATAGACTCCAAAAGTGCTAAGTATATAGCACGATCTCTACACCATTTTTCTGTAGTATCAAGTAACCACTCAAGTTCAACTGGTGAATCATCCAGACAATTAACTAATTGGGAAATTTGTTTAAAAGAGTCTTCATTAATATCATTTCTCTTTTCTATTTCAATAGAAAGAATTTCTTTTGAAGGGACTTCATTATATTGAGTTACAAAATTAAAGATCTCCTCATAAACAATCTTCTGATTACTATCCTGAAAGTACTCGCCTTTAAGAAATGGAACTACTTTTCTCAAATAGTCCTCATTATGTAGGAGATTTTTTAATATCAAAAATTCAATCTTATCCATAATGAATGTAAGTACTCATAATATATTTTGTTTGATTATGGGGAGAAATTCCACAATGAGGATACTCCCAGGTGGGAGGAAAAACCAACACCCTCCCAACCTTTGGATGAACCACTAAAGAATTGTGAGTAAAACAAGTATCTCCATCATTATCATTCAAATAAAATAAAAATGCAAGAGCCCTACGAGCAGATGCATAATTAGTCACATCAATATGTTCATCAAATCTCTCTTCTCTATTGGTAAGATATCTTTTAATTCTAAATTCCTCTAAATGTTTAAGTCTAGGAATATATGGATTTTTGATATCAGAACAATAACTACCATAAGCTTTCCGAGTAAACAAAACCAAACTTTTTACAAACTCAGGATAATACTGATTAATATTCAACTGAGTAAAACATGGCTTATAATCGTTATTAAGATACTCATGATGATCTGAAGAACTTTCAAAAATAGTAATCAGTTCCTCACAGACCTCAATAGGAATAACATTATCATATACCTTTACCATAGGAGAATTGTTCTTGGGCAATTTCATCTAGCTTCTCCATGACCTCATCAGTAAAATACTCCTCAGGATTAGCATAGATCTGTTTAGCATATAATTTCTTTCCATTAATTTCATATCTGCCTGCAACATTCTTCCAAAGTCCTCCAATCTCTCCCAATTCAAGAAGACCATAATACCTATCAAGACCACGCTCATCAAAATATAAACGTATCTCTACTTCTTTATGCTCTCTACTGAGTCTTGACTTAGCCGTCTTAGCTTTAATAATGTTACCAACAACCTCTTTCTGATCCTTTTCCTTTTTCTTAGTGAGATAAATGATTGTAGACGCGGCATATTTGAGACCAGAGCCGCCTCCCATTTCTTTAGTAGGGACATAACTGCCAATGACATCGTATGTGTGATTCGTAACTATAAGGGGAATGTTTGCCTGACCCAACTTCAAAGTCAACATTCTAAATGCACCTTTAACCAATTGTGATTTGGTCATATCCCGGACTTGTTTATCGTCCAGTGCATCTCTGATTTCTTTTTCTGTGGAAAGCATGCCTAAGGAGTCTAACACAAACATGCATGGTTTGCGTTGATCTGTGGGCATTTGTAAATATTTATCAACTGCCTTGAGTGCCTTAGTACGGAATTCCTCAATGGTTACTACATTAACAACAACAAACCTCTTAGTATCAATACCTCGACTCTCTAAAAGTGACCGAGTAATACTACTCTCAGTATCGAAATAGAGTGTATAAGCATCGGGATTAGTATCAAGAAAGTTCTTGGCAACAGCGAGAGCGAAAAAAGTCTTTCCAGTACTAGATTCTCCAGCAATTGCAGTGATCTTGTTATTACATACCCCACCAAATATGCTACCTGAAACCAACCCGTTAAAGACCAACGAACCTGTATCAATATATTGTTGATTGTCTGATATATCCGCTGCGAGTTGGGTGTAGTCATCACCAATCTCCTTTACTATATCTTTTAAAAAATCCATAATTCTTCATTCATTGAAATAATTTTTTAAACAACTGATGTGAAGGTTCTTGAGTTAATATTTCCATATTAACAGAATACCTATACTTCTGTAAAGTATTTGAATCTGGTGCATGAACTAAATGAGATGGAAAAATTAATAACTCCCCATTAGAAGGAATATAACCATATTCTATATTATCCTTTAAGAAACTAATTCCAGTATTAACTACGTCCAAATAATATACAGCATTTATAGTAGATGATTTTACATGATTATGCCACCGATTATATTTCCTCTTTCTTTCTATATCAACTTTATTTGCCCTATAAGCCCAACAAGTTGACGAACTATCATCTTGTAAAGTAAATCCACCAAATATCCCTACACTCGTTTTCAAAAACTTATCATACAATTTATCAAACAAGTGAGGATGGTGACGTATGGGAAAATTAAAATAATCCTCACATTCAGGAGGGTATAATCTATAATTTTGATCTATTATTCTTTTCATCCTAATAGCATTCAACCAATTAGGATTATAAAAATTTTTAATTGATATAAGAGAAAGAGAGGGTAACCATAACCATTCCCCCTTTTCCTCTGAAAGTTTATAAGGAGTGTTCATTATCTCCTTAATGTCTTCAAATACTCCAATACTTCTTCTCTTACTTCCATTAACTCATTATAACATTTCTGATTATGAGCACATGCACGAAGAGCATTGTCTGGTTTGTGTACACTTTCAATGTACAAATCTAGTCCTCGATTCCACTTCTCATTTTTTGTTTCTTTAACTGTAATCGCGTTTTGATCTTTCATCCAAAAAATAATTCTAAGTTTACAGTTTTCTCAACATTCCAACCTATAGCATCCAAGATGACTTTAACAGGTTCTAAGAAGGCTTTCTCAAATTGTAATTCATAATCAATATATTTGTCAAGACCAAGTTCTAAAGGAAAATCTTGAATAAATGAAATCACATTCTCCCTAATAGGATTTGCTTTTTTAAGATAACAAAACTTGATCTTCTCACCATTATTAATCAAAGAATATTTATTATCCAATTGCTTCTCCTTAATATAATGATTGAAAAGAAGGGCTCCACGACAATGAATAGGAGTTCCCTTAGCATAAATGGTAGAAGGAGACTTATGTTTATTTACATCAGAAACAGTCCTCGGAAAAGCAATATCTTCTGGAGGAAGATTTTTAAACTTTACTCTAGAATCATCAATAAATTTAATTACATCCTCCTCAGTTCCACTCATCATAAGTTGAA